GAAACTGCTGTCTCAAGTGCTCTTAAGAAGAACCTAGAGAAAACACTTCTCGCTGAAGGTTTTGACTTGACAACTGCTACAGGTGCCGCTTGTATTGTTGTTGGTAGCGAAGAAATTTTTGAAGAGACTGTCGGTTTGATGGACAACATTGAGTTCGGCTTCGATACTTTGGCTGCTTTGACTGGTGGTGCTATGGTTCACCGTGGCATCTACGAAGATGCCAATAAGGACAAGCTGGTTACCTACACTTTAGTTAGTGGCCTGAAACGCCCTGCCAAGCGAATTGAGGGTCTAAAGAAATTTCTAAAGTGATATGAAGAAAGTAGTTGCACTTATACTGCTATTTTCGCTTAACGCCGCTGCGGCAGAGGTCACGAAGTTCGAGCCTCGCCCAGCGGTTGTTGAGCAAGAGGGCAGCACATATGTTGGAATCCTGTTGAGCGAAGAAGACTTCCGCAAAATACTGGAAAAGAAAATTGATACCAACGCCAAACTGGCAGAGTGCTCCGTGGAACAAAAGGTATGCACTCAGGTCCAAGAGACGTACATTCGTTCCGTCACAAAACTGGAAGAACAACTCAAGAAAAACAACTCATGGTTTGACAGAAATCGGGGAACCCTCGGTCTTCTCACAGGTTTGGTGATTGGAACTGGTGTTTCTATCGGCATTGTTCATGCGGTATATCAAAAGTGAAAAGGGACTACAACTACATAGCAGCAGTAGAGAAAGCCATAGCCGAGAAGTATGGCAAAGACACAGTCCAGGATTTTCGATCGACTTGGGAAGAAGAAAAAGAAAAAGATTACTTGAACCAACTCACGAAAAGAAGAGAAAAACTTCTTGACCTTCGAAAGAAAAAAGAGTATTATGAAGTTGGCAATTTAGAAATTAAAAGTAATCGCCGCAGCAACTCTAAAGACAGAGCTTGCCCAGTTTGTAAAACTTATTCATTTTCATCTAAAGACGACCTATATATGAATAGGTTTGAGTGCTGCAATCAGTGCTATATAACTTACGTAGAATTTAGAGAGGAGCGTTGGAAATCTGGTTGGCGACCTGGCGACGGTGATTGGCGGCCTCCACTTCTTAAGAGGGTAAAAAGATATTTCAATCGTTTCTTTTCTAGATTAATTTGGAGAATAAAAAAATGGCTACCATCCTAGATGTGATAAAAGGTTTGAATCAGGCAGCGGCTAACGCTTATGACGGATACGATAACGTAGATGAAAAGATAGGTCTTAAGAGAGACGAGGGTCATCCCATTCTCGATAGCCGAATTATGGACGGCTTTAAGGTTAAGTTTTCCGCTGACAATCTAATCGTAACTTATCACAGCGAAGTGCTCATGAAAGAAGTTCACCCCAGAGCGCAGTTTGAAAATGAAATTGAAAGAAAGTTTGGCGATATTATTAGCTATCTGAAGAAAGAATATCGTAAGGTCATGAAGTCTTCTGTTACTTTGAATGAGATTTCAGAGGCTGACATTATGGTGCAGAGCACTTCAAGAGTTAGAAACTTTGTGCAAGCAACTAAAAGATATAAGATTGGTGGCGTTGAGGGTGTTGATACGCTGAAGAAACCCTCGAAAGAAACTCTTGATGACGGCATTAAAAAGTTCTTAGATCTTTTTTCCGATAAGAGACCATCAAACGACAAGGCACCAAAAAACCCAGATACGCCTGAGGCCTAAATGAGCCTTTCAAAAAAGGAAATGATGGCAGAGATCGTCCGCTGTGGAAAGGATCCTGTCTATTTTTCTAACAAGTACGCTAGAATATCCCATCCTATGCATGGGCTTATTCCTTTTGATATGTACGAGTTTCAGGAGAACGCTCTTAGAGACTTTAAGGATCACCGATTTAATATAATCTTGAAAGCTCGTCAGTTGGGTATTTCAACGACAGTTGCTTCTTATGTTGCGTGGCTTATGCTTTTTCATAGAGACAAAAACATACTTGTTGTGGCAACAAAATTAAATACCGCAGCTAACCTTGTCAAAAAGTCAAAAGCCATATACAAGAACTTGCCGCCTTGGTTGAAAATAGCCTCTATAGCAATAGACAACAGAAATTCGTTTGAGTTAACAAATGGCTCCCAGGTGAAGGCGTCTTCGACTTCTGGCGATGCTGGTCGTTCAGAAGCATTGTCTCTTTTGGTTATTGATGAGGCCGCTATTGTTGAGGGCCTGGACGAGATGTGGGCTGGTCTTTATCCGACCTTGTCAACTGGTGGTACTTGCATAGCGCTCAGTACGCCGTATGGTGTTGGTAACTGGTTTCACAAAAACTATACCGAAGCAGAGTTGGGTAAGAATGACTTCAACCCAATTAAATTACCTTGGGATGTTCACCCTGAACGAGATCAAGCCTGGTTTAAAAAAGAAACCAGAAATATGTCAAAGAGAGAGATCGCTCAGGAGCTTGAGTGCAACTTTAACGCTTCAGGCGAGACGGTTGTCCACGGCGACGATCTTAACAGAATTTTGGACCAGGTAGAAGAGCCAGAAAGAAAAACTGGTTTTGATAGAAATTACTGGATATGGCAAACTCCACAAGATGGGAGAGATTATTTAGCCATTGCCGACGTTGCTAGGGGTGATGGGTCTGATTACAGCGTATGTCAAATTCTAGACGTCCAAACTATGACCCAAGTTGCCGAGTATCAGGGAAAAATAACACCCGATATGTTTGCACCCCTGTTGTTTAGTATGGCTACTGAATATAACAATGCGTTGCTTGTAATAGAAAACAACTCTCTTGGCATTGGGGTGTTAAGTCGCCTAGAGGACCTTGATTATTCCAACATATATTACAGTATCCGATCGACTCACGAGTATGTTGATCAGGCTACTGCTGAAGCGATAGGTGGAGTTGCTGGTTTCACAATGTCTATGAAAACCAGACCACTTGTTATTGCGAAGTTTGAAGAATTCGTTAGAAACAAACTAATTAATATTAACTCTAAACGTTTAGCGGCAGAAATTAAAACTTTTGTTTGGCATAATGGAAGGCCGCAAGCAATGAGGGGGTATAACGACGACCTTGTTATAGCAACTTGTATAGGATGTTGGGTCCGAGATACAGCGTTGACTGTTAACAAGCGGGAGATGGACTATAAAAAAGCGATGATTGGCGGTATATCTATTAGTAACAGCACCTTCGATACTAAAATTCCTGGAATGCAGGGATATAAGCCTAGAAAAGGACCGAAAAACAGCTTTGAAGGTAATGACGGAAAACAATATGATTTATCTTGGATCATTAAGGGGTAAAAATGGCAGACAATAGCAACCAACATAAGAGTGATCAAAACAATCCTCGTAATCAACAGTCTACTTTGTTTAAGAGGCTGACTAGGCTCTTTAGTGGTCCGTTGGTTGATTACAACCAGCCGACAGTTACTAGAACAACTGCTAGAACTGTGACAAAATACAAGTTCACAACGGCAAATGGTAAAGAGTTCAAGAAGAAAGAGTATTACAACCCATTTTCGGGACTTCAAAGTAAAGTTCTCTTAAACAGAGATAAACAACTTAGGTACACTGACTTTGACCAAATGGAATATATGCCAGAGATAGCTTCGGCTTTGGATGTCTATGCAGACGAAATTACTACTTCTTCTGAAATTAATCCTCTAGTAAACATAGAATGTCACAACCGTGAAATTAAAGAGATAATAACTACTCTTCTTTACACTGTATTAAATATCGAGTCAAACTTGTTTGGTTGGGCTCGCAGTATGTGTAAATTTGGTGATTACTATTTGTATCTGGACGTTGATGATGATTTGGGGGTGACAAATGTCATTCCGTTGCCCGTTAGAGAGGTGGAAAGACTAGAGGGGAAGGATCCAACTAACCCGAACTATGTTCAATATTTTTGGTCGGGTGATTCACAGCCAGGCGTAACTTTTGAAAATTGGCAGATTGCTCACTTTAGGGTTTTGGGGAACGATAAGTATGTTCCTTATGGAACTTCGGTTCTAGAGCCTTCTCGTCGTATCTGGCGACAGCTTACACTTCTGGAAGATGCGATGATGGCCTACAGGATTGTTAGGTCTCCAGAAAGAAGAGTGTTCTATATTGATGTTGGCAACATCCCTGCCGAAGATGTCGAGATGTACATCGAACAAGTCAAGACTCAGATGAAGCGAAACCAAATTGTTGACGCAGACACTGGACGAGTTGATTTGCGTTACAACGCTATGAGCATTGATGAGGATTATTATATTCCAGTTCGAGCAGGGCAATCCTCAAGAATTGAAACACTCGCTGGCGGCTCGTTTACGGGCGACATTGACGATGTTAACTACTTGAGAGACAAGCTGTTCTCAGCCCTTAAGGTTCCGAAAGCTTACTTAGCTCAGTCGGATGCGATGGAGGACAAGACGACTCTTGCACAAAAGGATATTAGGTTTGCTAGAACCATTCAGAGGCTTCAGCGTGTGGTTCTTGCAGAGCTTGAAAAGATGTGCATTATTCACTTGTTCACTCTGGGCTACAGAAATGCTGATCTGACTAATTTTAGACTTACTCTAAATAATCCTTCAAAAATTGCTGAATTGCAAGAGTTGGAACATCTTCGAACGAAGTTTGAGATTGCAGGTGCTGCAACCGAAGGATACTTCTCGAAGAGATGGATTTACAAAAATATCTTTAAACTCGATGACGATGAAGTTGAAAGAATTATGTTTGAGCAGTTTGGCGACTCAAAACATAATGCTTCGATCGAATCGGTTGGGACTGCTGCTGGGGAGGCTATGACAGCGGCCGTTGGCACTGGTGGTGATGATGATGCTGGGGGCGACCTCGGCGGCGACGACCTTGGTGGCGATGATCTCGGTGGTGACGATCTTGGTGGTGACACGGGCGCTGATGCAGGTGGAGCCGAAGGGGGAGAAGAAGAGCAGGGACCGCTCTTGGCCGAACCAGGACAGAGGAATGACAGTGGATATGAACAAGTTAAAATAGATGGACGTCGAGCCGGCGCTAGGCTAAGAAGTTATTTGGCTAGCACTGGAGAAAGCGTGGCTTCTAGCTCAGATAGAAACCTATATAAAGGGTGGTCAGGAGAAATGAAACCTTTATCACGAGGAACTGTTGGGGAGGCTTTGGATCGAGAAGAAGTTCTGCTTAAGGAAGCCAACAATGATGTTCTTCGCTTGATCGAAAATTTGGAAAAGAATCATGAAAACTAGACACAACAAAAAAAGAAATACAGCTTTTGTTTTTGAAGCCTTAGTAAGGGAGGTGACAAAGTCTATTGTTGCTGGCAATACTAGCAGAAAAAGAAAGGTTGTTTCAATAGTTAAGGAGCACTTTTCCAGTGGGACTCTTTTGAACAAGGAACTGAAGTGCTACAAGGCTCTTCTTGAAACTAAAGAGTTGGACAAGTATACAGCCGAAAAGATGATTTTCCAGGCCAGGGCTCAATATGAAAGCTTGCCCCAGAAACAAATTTTTCAAGAGCAATCAAAACTCATAAATGATATCAACAAAGAATTGGGTTCGTCTGTTTTTTCGAACTTTGTGCCCAATTACAAAAACTACGCTACTGTAAATCAAATCTTTAACACTAACACTCCTCTTAAAAGCAGGGTTTTGTTGGAAAGGGAAGTGTTGCAACAGCTTTCGTCGAAAGAACAAATTAACGAGTCTGAACTCAAGCCAATTGACACTTTGGTTGTTAGCAAGTTTATTAAAAACTTCAATGAAAAATACAAAGAACTTCTCCCTGAGCAGAGAGATCTTTTGACCAACTATGTCGTTAGTCTTGGGGACGATTATGCTGACTTTCAGTTGTATCTTGTCGAAGAGCTTGACAGGATAAAAGCTAAGGTGAATGAATCACTCCTGTTGCCAGAAGTTAAAAATGACAAAGAGATGATTGATAGCACAAATTCTGTCTTAGAAAAGATTGACTCTTTCGACGTGGTAAATATTAAAGAGTCGGACCTTAAAAAGATAATGAAACTTCAAAGTCTGGTAAAAGAGTACGAATCCAATGACTCTTAAGATTAAGATAAACAAACAAGAGCCGCCTAAACCTCCTCAGGCGACTATTGAGTTACAAATCCGCAAAACTCTTGGCGGAAATTATCTTATTATGGATCACGAAAAAATGAACATAGTTGTTTCACCCAAATCAAAAACAGTGACAACTATACCGAAGATGTATTCTGGGGATAACTCGAACATATACAGTTATCAGAGAGATCTAATGACTTCTCTGGAGGAGGGCGGAGTTATCAGCCACAATATGATACAGGGCGGCATCAAGTTTGGAGTTCTTGAGGCAACTATAGAGGACTCGCCCGAAGGCGTAGACGGCGTGCAGGTGGCTCTTCTTGAAATAGAGAAGTTTATTAAGAAGAGTTTAGGCGAGGAAATTAAGTCGGCCGAGTATGACAAGAATATTGAAGATAGATTTACTG